ATTTAAAGCACTTAACGAACCAAAAAAAGAAAAGAAAGTTAAAAAGAAAAAACAACTTTTAGTTGAACCTGAAAAAATAGAAAAAATTGAAGAACCTGTAGTTGAAAATGTTGTAGAAAAAACACCAGAAGAACTTACAATTATAGACAAAGTATCTAAACAACTTTCTGATATGAAGGTTGCAAAACAATTAGATGAAAATAAACTTAAATCATTAGAGTCGGTTGATACTTTAGATAAATTAAAAAGAGAGTTTCTTAATTTTAAAGACCGTGTTGCACAACAAATGCAATTCACTGGTGGTGGATTAGATACAAATAAAATATCGGCAAACTTAATGCCGACAACAGGATCAACTTTTGACTTAGGTTCTGCTGACAGACCTTGGCGTAAGTTATTTTTATCAGGTGGTACACTTATTGTAGGTGACGCTGAAATTTCTGGTACTGAAATTGCACAATTAGATGGTGTTACGGCAGGTACAATCACTGCTAGTAAAGCAGTTATTGTTGACTCTAGTAAAGATATTACAGGTTTTAGAAATATAACACTAACTGGAGAGTTAGACGCCGCAACTTTAGATATATCAGGTAATGCTGATATTGATGGCACTTTAGAAACAGACGCTTTATCTATCAATGGCACGGCAGTAACTTCGACTGCAGCCGAATTAAATATTTTAGACGGTAAAAGTTTTGTTGATGAAGATAATATGGCTTCTAATAGTGCTACAGCGATTGCGTCTCAGCAATCTATTAAAGCATATGTTGATGGACAAATATCAGGTGTTTCAACTGCACCGTTTCTTTTTACAGCAGATGATGAGGGTAGTGGGTCAATAAATTTGACAAATGAAGATAGATTAACAATTAGAGGAGGCACAGGCGTTTCTACTGTAACCACTAGTGGCACTATTGTAACAATCAATGTAGATAACACAATATTAACCACAACAACTGGTTCAACTAAAGGATTCGCAATTGCACAGGCTGTCGCATTAGGATAGTTATAAATAGTTAAAAAGGAAGAATAAAATATGGCAGTTCCAAGTACAAAAGCAACATTAAAAGAATATTGTTTAAGAGCATTAGGTAAACCTGTAATTGATATAAATGTTGATGATGACCAAGTAGATGATAGAATAGACGAGGCAGTTCAATATTTTGCTCAATATCATGTTGATGGTGTTGAAAGAATGTATTTAAAGTATAAAGTAACTGCTGCTGATATTACAAGAATGACAACTAATGCTTCAGAGTCAGTTACAGATAATTCTGTTACGACTACTTATGAAAGAGCAGATAATTTTCTTGTTGTTCCTTCAGCTGTAATTTCTGTTGTCAATGTATTTCCTTTATCTGACAGAGCAAACTTAAATATGTTTGATGTTAGATATCAATTAAGACTAAACGATTTATACGATTTTTCATCTACAAGTATTGTACATTATGAAATGACAATGAGACACTTAGATTTTCTTGACCACATTTTAGTGGGTGAAAAACCAATGAGATTTAATCATCTATCAAACAGATTATTCATTGATATGGATTGGGGAACAGATATAACAGCAGGTGAATATTTAATTATAGAAGTTTTCCGTAAATTAGATCCAGATACCTATACAGATATCTATGATGATATTTACTTAAAAAGATATACAACAGCACTCATTAAAAAACAATGGGGACAAAATCTTTCAAAATTTTCAGGCACAGCGATGTTAGGAGGAGTAACATTAAATGGACCTGAATTGTTTTCTACGGCACTTCAAGAGCAACGACAATTAGAAGATGAGATAAGATTAAATTATGAAGAGCCTCCTCATATGCAACAAGGATAAATAAATGCCAACAAATGTCTATTTTGACACAGGCACTACTTCAGAGCAAAGACTATACGAAGATTTAATTATAGAGCAACTGAAGATATACGGCCAAGATGTCTATTACTTACCAAGAAAGATAGTAAACAAAGATAGTATCTTTGGTGAGGATCCTGCAAGCCAATTTGATGATTCTTATATCATTGAAATGTATGTAGATAATACAGATGGATATATGGGCGAACAAGAAATTATTAAAAAATTTGGTTTAGAATTAAGAGACGATATTGTGTTTACTTTATCTAAACTAAGATGGGAAACACTAATTAAAAATAATAGTGATTTAGTTGCTGATAGACCACAAGAAGGTGACCTAGTTTACTTCCCAACTACAAATGCATTTTTTGAAATACAATTTGTTGAACATGAGCAACCATTCTATCAACAAAGTGCTTTACCAACTTATAAATTATCTTGTACTCGATTTGAATACAGTTCAGAAAGAATTGATACTGGTATTGCTACAATTGATAGTGTTGAAGATAGTCTATCAACTGACACAATGAATTTCCAATTTACTTTAGAAAACGAAGTAGGTTCTTTTGTATTAGAAAGTAGTATTGGTGCAATAGATTATATAATTAATGAGGACTTTACAATGGCGACACAATCACCTACTGACCAAGGTCAGGCATTTGAAACAGAGGCAGGAACAAATACTGCTTCAACCTCTGACGATATATTAGACTTTAGCGAAAGAAACCCATTTGGTGAGGTTGACGACTACTAATGTTTGGAGAACACTTTTATCACAAAAAAATTCGTAATACTGTTATTGCGTTTGGAACAATATTTAATAATGTAAATATTAAGAGACTGGATTCTAGCGGAAATCCTGTACAAAATATTAAAGTACCTTTATCATATTCACCAAAAGAAAAGTTTTTAGCCAGATTAGACGCACAACAAGACTTAACTGGAGATGACTCAAAAGTGGCAATCACTCTACCTCGAATGTCCTTTGAAGTTACTGGTTATAGTTATGATGGTAGTCGTAAGTTAAACAAAAATCAAAAGATAACTAAAGTAACCACAAACGCTGATACTACTAAAATGAATAGTCAATATATGCCTGTGCCTTATGATGTTAATTTTGGTTTAAGTGTTTATGTTGCTAATTCAGATGATGGATTACAAATAATAGAGCAAATACTTCCATACTTTCAGCCTGACTATACTGTAACTATGATTGAAAGTAGCACTATGGATACAAAAAGAGATATACCAATTGTATTAAATAGTGTAGATTATGAAGATAGTTATACAGGTTCATTAACAAGTAGTAGAAGAATAATTTATACACTATCGTTTACAGCAAAAATTTATTTGTTTGGTCCAATCTCTACATCAGCTGTAATTAAAACTGTATCAGCTGATTTATATTCTGATACAGGAAGTAATGCACCAAGAGTAGAGAGAGTAACAGTTACGCCAAACCCAACATCAGCTGATAAAGATGATACATACACATACACGACTACACTAGAATTTTTTACAGACACTTTGGATTATGATGAAACAACTGGTGCAGATAAAACGTCAGGTCCTACTAAACCATAAGAGGATTTAAAATGAGTAAAATTGATGATAAATTAAATGAAGTACTAGGTATTGCTGAGGAAGTACCTTATGAAAACTCTTTAGAAGTTGCTAAAAAAACAAGCACAGAGATAACTGTGCCAGAAGATAAAGATCCAGAAATAGATTTTGAAACTGGTCGTAAAAATCTTTATAATTTATTAGATAAAGGTAATGAAGCGATTGATGGTATTCTTAATCTTGCAAAAGAGGGAGAACATCCTCGTGCTTATGAAGTTGCAGGACAACTAATTAAAACAGTAAGTGAAGTTTCTCAGGACTTATTAAATCTACAAGAAAAGTTAAAAAAGGTAAAAGAAGTGCCAGATAAAGGACCAAAAAATGTTACTAATGCATTGTTTGTTGGTTCAACAACTGAATTACAAAAAATGTTAAAAGGCAAAAAAGAATGATATTTTTTAGACAAAAACTTCATGAGGTAATAACAATACCTAAACCACCTGTTAGTGATTTAGCAGAAGCATATGAGGTAGAAAAAATAATTAGAGTAAGAACACCAGAACAGGTACAATCTATTCAAGACCACGACCAAGAACCTTACTATGCGATAAGAAAAGTTTGTGAAAAAAATAATTTAGAGTTTCATGATGGTGAGTTTACACAAATTATAAAAGAGTCTGTGCCAATTATAACACACTTCAAAGATTTTTTTAATCGTAATAGACCTGTTGAAGTTCTTCCTCGTTTAAATACATTACCAAGTGCTACAAATAAAACTAGGTCATATCCTAGTGGTCATGCAGCTCAATCAGTTATAATCGCAAGATATGTTGCTGGTAAAGTACCAAAATTAGAAAAAGAATTAATGAAAGCAGCTTATGAATGTGGTTATGGAAGAGTTTTAGCAGGATTTCATTATGTCTCAGATTATGAAGTTGGTAATCTATTAGGTGAAAAAATGTATGTATTAATGAATAAAATGGATTATGGACAAGAAATGAATGAAGGTAAAGTATCATTCAAAGATTTCTTAAAAAATTAAATGGCAACAACGGATCAATATTTAGGTAATCCTAATTTAAAGAAAGCACACACTTCCTCTAGGTTTACAAAAAAACAAGTTCAAGAAGTAGTGAAGTGTTTAGAGAGTCCTAAATATTTTATAGAAAATTATTTAAAAATTGTCACCATTGATAAAGGTTTAGTGCCTTTTGAAATGTATGACTTTCAGCGGAAGATGGTAGATACTTTTCACGATAATAGGTTTACAATATGTAAATTACCTAGACAAAGTGGAAAGTCAACTATCATAGTCTCTTACCTCTTACATTATGTATTGTTTAATGATAATGTGAATGTTGCAATATTGGCCAATAAATCTTCTACGGCAAGAGATTTATTAGGTCGTTTGCAATTGGCTTACGAACATCTACCTAAATGGATGCAACAAGGCGTTCTCAACTGGAACAAAGGATCACTCGAATTAGAAAACGGAAGTAGAATTGTAGCGGCAAGTACTTCTTCTAGTGCTGTTCGAGGAAGTACTTTTAATATAATATTCTTAGATGAGTTCGCTTACGTGCCTAATAATATTGCCGAAGAATTTTTTAGTTCAGTTTATCCTACAATATCATCTGGTAAATCATCAAAAGTAATGATAGTATCTACACCACATGGAATGAATATGTTTTATAAGATGTGGGTAGACGCAACAAATAAAAATAATAACTTTGTTCCTGTTGAAGTACATTGGAGTGAAGTGCCAGGTCGTGATGAAAAATGGAAAGAAGAAACAATTAAAAACACTAGTGAGGCACAGTTTCAAACAGAGTTTGAATGTGAGTTTTTAGGTAGTGTAGATACACTTATCAATGCAAGTAAAATAAAAACTATGCCCGTTGTTGAACCTAAAAGAAGTGGTGGTTTAGATGTTTATGATATGCCACAAAAAAATCATATCTATACAATTACAGTTGACGTATCTAGAGGTTTAACAAATGACTATTCAGCATTTTGTGTTATGGATTGTACTAGTGTGCCTTATAAAGTAGTTGCAAAATATAGAGACAATGAAATTAAACCTCTTGTTTTTCCGAGTATCATAGAAAAAGTTGCTAAAGTATATAACAAAGCATATATTCTTATAGAGATAAATGACTTAGGACAACAAGTGGCAGACAACTTACAGTTTGAATTAGAGTATGATAATATGATGATGGTTACACAAAGAGGTCGTTCTGGTCAAGTATTAGGTGGAGGCTTTAGTGGTCGTGGTAATCAACTAGGTCTAAGAATGACAAAGGGTACAAAAAAAATTGGAACTTCTAATCTCAAAAGTTTAATCGAGGGAGATAAGTTACTTATTACAGACTTCGATATTATTGCAGAATTATCAACCTTTATATCTAAAGGAAAATCTTTTGAGGCAGAGAGTGGGGCTACAGATGATTTAGTAATGTGTTTAGTGATATTTTCGTGGTTGGCAAATCAAAGATATTTTAAAGAATTAACCAATGTAGATGTGAGAGGGCAAATGTTTACTGAACAACAAAATGCCATTGAGGCAGATATGGCACCTTTTGGTTTCATAGACGATGGATTAAACGATCCAGAGGGAAATGATGGGTATTTTGTTGACGCAGGAGAAGTTTGGCGTCCCGTATCATATCGCAAAGGGGAATAGTGTAGTTTTGGTATACTATAAATATACACAAAGGGTTATAACTAATAAACTTAATATTAAGGAGAACTAAAATATGGCTTTTCAAGTATCACCAGGTGTTCTCGTTACTGAAAAGGATCTTACTAATGTCATTCCTGCTGTCTCAAC